TGCGTTCCTATACGACTGGCCGCGATCTCTCGACCATGACTAAGAATCTTAAAAAACTTTATCCGGGACTAAAAGAACGAGCGGCTCTCATTGCACGAGATCAAAGTAACAAAGCTAATGCCGCGGTTACTCAGGCGCGGCAAACTCAACTCGGAATCAAAAAGGCAATTTGGATGCATTCGCACGCCGGCAAAGTTCCGCGGCCGTCACACGTTGCCGCAGACGGCCGGAAATACGATGTAAGCAAAGGATGTCTCATCGATGGCGAATACATTCTTCCAGGGCAGAAAATCAATTGTCGTTGCACGTCGCGATCCGTGCTTCCGATTCCTGCATGAGCTTGCAAAATTAAATTCATAGTGAAATTATCGATATCGTGCCAATAATGGAATGCACTCTTCCCCACGGCGGGAAGGGTTTCAAGTGGGGAAATTCGGGAAAGTGCTATGCGGACCGCAAGGATGCGGAACGGCAAGCGGCTGCGGCTCATGCCAACGGCTTTAAGGGCGATTCGCTCGCAGTGGATTCCAATCGCACGATTGACATTGATGGCCGGCTCCATATTGCGCGGACACGCATTAGTAAAGCGTCCGTCAATCCTTATTATGGATATGAGATCCCTGGATACCAGGAACTCGGATTAGATCCGGACAAGATTTACAAATTGTTGCGTGCTCCCGAAGAGCTTGCAAAAGGAGCTTCGACTTTTGCAAATAATCAAATTCTTTCAATTCATGCAGCCGTAAGCGCCGATAAGCCACAGCTTGAAGTGGTTGCCGGCTCGATTGGCTCCAATGTTGAATTCGTCGAGCCTTATTTGTGGGCAGATGTTTGTATTTGGGATGCGGAAGATATCGCCGGAATCGAGAGTAATAAAAAGCGCGAATTTTCATGTTCTTATCATTATGTTCCGGTCATGGTAAAAGGAAATTTCCAGGGAACGGAGTATGATGGTATAATGACCGATATTGTCGGTAATCACCTTGCATTAGTGGAAGAGGGTCGAGCCGGTCACGATGTTTTGGCGGCTGACAGTAAACCGAAACGGGAGAAGATTAAAATGCGGATGACGAAACTTGGAAAAGGTCTCTTTACAGCTCTCGGAGCGGTTGCGCCAAAATTGGCAAACGATGCCGCATTTCCCGCGCTTGTCGGCACTCTGACGAAGGAAACGATCAATAAGCCTACGTTGAAGGCTCAATTAATCGCGATGGATGCCGAACTTGATCCGGAAGAAATTGATTCCGTTATGGACGCGATGACCGACGAAGAAGAGACCGAAGAAGAGAAGAAGAAGAAAAAGGAAGCCAAGGATAAAAAGGCGAAAGACGAGAAGGAAGAAGAAGAGAAGAAAGCCGCCGATAAAAAGGCGAAGGACGAAGAGAACGACAAGCTCGAAAAGGGCAAAGCAGACGATACAAAGGCGATGGACTCCAAGCTTGAATCTTTCAAGTTGGAACTTCGTGAAGCGGATCTCGCGCGGCGTGCGGTACGTCCGGTCATTGGTGAAGTCGCTTGCGATTCTGCTCTTGAGATTTATGGCATGGCTCTCGACAATTTGAAAGTTCCGCACGCGGAAGTCAAAGAGCTTGCTGGCAAGAAAGCATTGTTTCAGCTTGCAACCAAGGAAAAGAGTAATGCTCCGGTTGTTGCGATGGATGCGGCCGCGACCGCAAAGAAGTTTCCCGGTTTGGATCGTATCAAGCTCGCGTAAGACACAAATTCAAGAAGACGGAGATTTACCATCATGGGCGGCTTTCAGAGTGTAATTAACAATTTCCCGGCTCCCGCAGTTGTCGGAGATTTCTCGGACGCGGGTCCGTACCACTCCTTTCCGGCCGGTCCGGGCGGGCTCGTTTCCGGTCCTGGCGGCGTGATTGTTGGAAATTTTGCATGGGTCGACACTGACGGAGTTACTGTTCACAGTTTCGGCGTTGACGGTGAAGTACCTGCCGGTATCGTGCAGAATTCGCAGCAAGCCCTGATTACTCAGTTTTTGGGCATCGCGACTCTGTTGATTCCGGAAGGTTTTCCCGTCACGCTTATCGATGAAGGTTCCCTTTGGGTCAAGTTGTTTGGTGATGCAGCTTCCGTTGGCGATGAAGTTTATGCTCGATTTGCTGATGGTGCGGCGTTTGTTGGCGGAGTTCCGACAGGAGCAAGCGTTACAGCTTCAATTGGTTCCACCAATACTGCATCGCTCGGTTCAACTTTCACGGCAACCGCGACCGGCACAAGTCTTGCAGTAACGGCATTGACCGGATATTTGGCGGTTGGCGATATTATCTCCGGAACGGGCGTACCTGCCGGAACAACCATCACGGCGCAAGTGAGCGGTACGACCGGCGCAGCCGGCACGTACACAACGAGCGTTGTAACAACCGCCGCTGCTGCCACTGTTACCAGTTTCGGAAGCACGATCAAAACGACCGCAACAACCGGACTCATTTCGGTTGGAGACACGGTTTCCGCAACAAGCTTCCCGGCCGGTGCGACCATCGTCGCACAGGTTAGCGGTACAACGGGCGGCGCGGGCGTTTATACCATCAGCCTTCCCGGTACGGCATACGTCGCGAGCGCAACGGGCGTTACCACTTTCGGAAACGTTCTTGACGTTACCGCGATTGGTTCGGGCGTGCTTCATGTCGGAGATGAGCTTGCGGGCACAGGCGTTCCTACCGACGCTTCGATTGCTTCCCAGGTAAGCGGTACCCCAGGGGGTATCGGGGTTTACACGATTACGGAAGATGCCAGCGCTTATGCCGCGTCAACAACCGTGACCGTTACAGATGGGATTCTTACAAGCTTTGTTGCAAAATCTTCCGCAACCGTTGGGGAGATTGTAAAAGTTAGCACCTGGGGCAATTAAAATCTAGCGATTTCACGAAGGGGAGTTTCAATCATGGATCAGGATCTTTTGGTATTGGCAGAACAAGCCGGCATTTACATTGCTGGCGCAGAAGGCTTCCAGCTTCCTGGCGTGGCTCGCTCGACTCGACTTGCAATGGACGCGCAGCCATCGCTCGTGACGCAGAGCAACGCCGGTATTCCTTCCTATCTGACAGTTTATGTCGATCCGAAGCTTATCGAAGTTCTCGTGTCTCCGATGAAGGCGGCGGTCGTAGTTGGCAATGAAGTGAAAAAGGGTGATTGGCTCATGGATACGGCGGTTTTCCCGGTTGTTGAATCGACCGGCGAAACGTCGAGCTATGGCGATTACTCGGAGAATGGCCGCGCCGGGGTGAATACCAACTTCCCGCAACGGCAGTCGTATCACTATCAAGTAATCACCAATTGGGGCGAGCGCGAGCTTGAGCGCGCCGGCCTCGCAAAAATCGATTGGGCCAACCGCACCAACATTGCGAGCGTGCTCACTCTGAACAAGTTTCAGAATTTGACCTATTTTTTTGGCGTTGCGGGTTTGCAGAATTATGGACTTTTGAATGCTCCCGCGTTGCCGGCGAGCATCGATCCGATCAATCAATCGGGCGCGATTCTTTGGGCAGATAAAGATGCTTTGGAAGTGTACGCGGATATCCAGGCTCTCTTTGCACAGCTCCAGACGCAGGCAAACGGTCTCGTGGATCTCGAAACCAAGATGACTCTAGCAATGTCTCCTGTCTCGCAGGTGTCTTTGACGAAGGCAACTCAGTTCAACGTTAACGTTATGACGTTGCTGAAGACGAACTTCCCGAATATGCGAATCGAGACGGCTCCGGAATACGCGACCGCATCAGGCAATCTGCTACAGCTTTTCCCCGATGACCTGGAGGGACAGCGCACCGTGGATGTTGCCTTCACCGAAAAGCTTCGTGCGCATCCGGTGAAGGTTGAGCTTTCGAGCTTCAAACAGAAGAAGAGTCAAGGAACATGGGGAGCAATTATCTATCGCCCCATATTAATTGCGTCGATGATCGGGATATAGTACCTTATATTACAGATAGATACCAAGGCTGAGATGGGCAATCTATCTCAGCCTTACCTTTTGAAGGAGAATTAATGCCAAAGAATACGATTCTCATTGGCTGCCGGCTTCCGAATGGAATTACTCTTTCCCATCCGAAAGACAGAGACGTAAAAGTTACGCTGACCGGCGTGAGCGCTTCAAAGATCATTGGCGCGACTTACAACACAACAGAAGTAGATGCGGAATTTTGGACGGACTATCAAGCGGCCAATCTCGATTACGCTCCGCTCAAGAATGGCGCGATTTTCGTTGCTCATGACCCAGCGAGCGCTCAGGATATGGCGCGCGACTTGGAGAAGGTCAAGACGGGCTTGGAACCGGTTCCCCAGGATTCCAACGGAGTCCAAGTCGCAGACAAGGGATAACGATGGCGGTAGCGGTTTTCAATCTCGGAGTATTTCTCGCGCGGTATCCGGAGTTTACCAACTTCAATACCGCGCGACCGGGCGCGCTCTCTTCCATGTTTAGCGAAGCTGGCTTGTATCTCACGAACTCGGCAACCGGATGCAACCCTGTATCGGATGTTGGGCAGCGCACAGTATTGCTCAATATGATTACGGCGCACATTGCCTACATTGGCGGGGCTCTCCAGGCGGACGGGCAAGCTCGCCCGGTGGGAAGGTTGTCTGATGCGTCCGAAGGCTCCGTGAGCGCATCCTTTGCCGATGTGGCAGCCACTCCTGGAACGGGCGCATGGTACGCGCAATCGCAGTATGGCGCGGCATTCTGGCAAGCAACTGCTAATCTTCGCGGCTTCAATTATCGGCCGCGTCCAACCAATTTAAACGGTCTCACGTTCAATCCGTTCGGACGGGGATTTAATGGCTAATCGTTCCGTATCGGTTGCCGATAACGTCGCGCGCAAGCTCAAAGAGATCGTCGATAAGATGGGCGGAGGTATGCTCAAAGTTGGCTTCTTGGAAGGCGCAACTTATCCGAACGGTACTCCCGTCGCTTCCGTGGCATTCTGGAATGAGTTTGGAACGAAGCGGCAACCGCCGCGGCCGTTCTTTCGGACGATGGTTGCGGAGAAGTCTCCTGAATGGCCCGTACAAATGGCGCAGCTCGCGAAGGTTACGGGGTATGACGGTCCGCGCGTTCTCGCTTTGATGGGTGAGCAAATCGAAGGAGATTTAAAAGAGAGCATCAATAAATTTACGGACCCGCCGCTTGCTCCGAGTACGATCAAGGCTAAAGGTTTTGATAAGCCGCTTATCGATACGGCACACATGGTGAACTCCACTGGATATTTAGTCGAGAAAAAATAATGGATCTCCGCTCAATCTCGAACGAAGCAAGCAATACAGTTAATCCGAATTTGCAGATTACGATTGCGCGCTCGACTGGATTTACGACCGGATCGGGAGCGAAGCAAATTCCAACGTATGCCGATCCTGTAACGATCTTTGGACAGCTCCAGGCACTCGACGGTTCCGAATTGAAGCATGTTCAACGGTTCAATATCCAAGGCACTCTTCGCACGTTGTATATTACCGGACCGCTCGCTGGTGTCATCCGTCCGAATCAGCAAGGCGGGGATATTGTGACCATCGCAGCGCAGCTTGGAGTTCCGGCGTCGAGCGTTGGAATTTGGCTTACGACCAAGGTTAGTGAAACATGGCCGAACTGGACGCGAGTTGTCATCGTGTTGCAAGGACCGTCATAACATGGCCGATTACATTGTAAATATCGCAGTCGATGCAGTGATAGACGCTCTCAAAGCGTTTATCTTGCCTTTCTATTTGGCGCAGGCCAATAGCAACGCTGCGAACATTATCCGCGGGCAAGGGAATCGAGTAGCAATGCCACCTAGCCCTTGTATTGTACTCACGGAAGTCTTACAGCAACCGTTAGAAACTCCGATTCAAGTTTGGCCGAATGCCGATCCGAGTACGCCATTAACAATTACCGGACCGAAGCGAATCGATATCCAAATCGATATTTACGGTCCCACGGCCGGAGATATTTCAACGGCTCTTGAGAACGTATTTCGCACGTCTTATGCGTGCGAGCAATTCCCCGATAACATCCAACCGCTTTATACTTCGGACTCGCTCCAATCTCCTTTAATAACTGGAGAAGAGCAATACGAAACGCATTGGCTTTTGACTGCCTCGTTGCAATACAATCCGACTCTCACGGTTCCGCAACAAAGTGCGACCGCACTTGCAATAGATATTTTTGAGGATGTTTCATGACCGAAATATTCCGAAGCGACAAAATCTAAAATGACTATACGAAGAAGAATGTCGTATAATAAGCCTCAACTGTCTTATTAAAGGGGTACACGACGTGACCATTTCCGCATCGACAATCGTTCAAGTAAATCCAGGCGTATTGAATCCGGGCGGGAATGCGCTCGTTCTGAACGGACTTTTCTTGACGGAGAATCCGCTTCAGCCGACGAATACCGTTCTCTCGTTTTCGAGCGTTGCGGCCGTTGCTGGGTTTTATGGTAACGGATCAACCGAAGCCGCGATTGCTGCGATTTACTTTGCGGGATTCAACAATGCAACGTTGTATCCGAACACAATTCTTTTTGCTACTTACAATAGCGCCGCTCGGAGCGCTTTTTTGCAAGGCGGCTCGCTCGCCGGTATGACGTTGGCACAATTGAACGCGCTTTCACCCGGCGAGCTTTCGATAACTTCCAGCGGAGTAGTTGAGACTTCTTCGAGTATCAATCTCTCAAGCGCGTCCTCTTTCACAAATGCCGCGACGATCATTATCGCAGCATTTACAACTCCCGGTTTCACGGTTACTTGGAGCGCGACTCTTTCCGCATTTGTTGTGACTGAGACCGCGACCGGTTCGGCTTCGACTCTTTCGTATGCAACGGATGCGGCCGGTACGCTTGCAGAGAGTTTGCTTCTGACGGCTGCGACCGCAACAACTCTTTCGCAAGGTGCGAACGTTGATACTCCGTCGAGCGCAATGGCAAACGTTATTGCACTCACTCAAAATTGGGTGTTTTTTACGACGCTTTTTGAGCCCGATAGTCCGATAAAAACACTCTTTGAAGTTTGGGCAGCTGCGCAATCCAATCGTTATGCATACATCGGATGGGACAGTTCCACTGAAGCAAGTGCTTCTCCTTCGGCCAACACTTCCGTTGGTGCGCTCGCTCTTGTAGCGGAATACAACGGCGTTGCCTGGATTGGCGGAGATCCATCGATTGCGACGGCGCAAACGTTGATGAATACCGCGGCGTTCATTCTCGGATGGGCGGCTTCGATCAATTTCGCGCAGCAAAATGGGCGCGTTACGAGTGCATTTCGTACTTCCGGTTTGCTTGTTCCGACATGCGCCAATCAGCAATTGGCTGCAAATCTTCTTGCGAACGGTTACAGCTTTTACGGAAGTTATGCGACCGCAAATCAAGGCTTCATCTTCTTCTATAACGGACAGATGCCCGGTGAATTTGAATGGCTCGATACCTTTGCGGATCAAGTCTATTTGAATAGTCAATTTCAATCAGCTCTTTTGACGCTCGTTACCCAAGTCGGAGCTGTGCCATACAATCCTGCCGGTTACAGTTTGGTCCGTTCGGCTCTTCAAGGTCCGATTAACGCCGGTCTCAACTTTGGATCGATTCGTACCGGCGTTGTTCTCTCGTCGGCACAGATTGCCGAAGTTAACGCGGAAGCCGGCGTTGCAGCATCAACGCAGATTCAGAATCAGGGCTATTTTCTGCAAATTCTTGATCCGGGCGCGGTCGCGCGCGCGGCTCGTCAGACTCCGATTATCAATTTCTGGTATGCAGACGGCGGAGCGGTTCAAAAGTTCCAGGTTGCAAGCATCGACGTTCTTTAAGGGAAGGATACATAAATGGCAGATACCACGATTACAAGCGCAAATAGCGTTGTTACGCTCTCGGTTGCGGGTCTCTTCCCGGCTCCTGTACAGCTTCAGGGCTATTCAACAGAGCGCGCATGGCAGAGTGACAATCAAGAACTCGCTGAAGTGCAGATGGGCGTCGATGGTCGCATGACGGCCGGCTTCGTTCCGAATCCCGTTCGGCAGACGTTCGCTCTCCAGGCGGATTCTCCAAGCAAGGCAATCTTCAAGGCCATTGCAGACGCCATGAAAGCCGCGCGCGATGTTTATTACATCACGGGGAACATCTCTCTTCCTTCATCACAGGAAGCCTTCTCGTGCGTTCGGGGCGTGCTTCAGAATCACAAGGCAATCGCCGATGCCGGCAAAGTTTTGCAGGCGATGGATTACACAATTGTTTGGCAGGATATTCAATCGACCATCGCTTAATAATCTGCCGAGTTGTAATTGACGAGCCTAGTTCTCTAGCGAGATACTAGGCTTTTCAAGTCTCAGGAGACAAAATGCCTCGTATAATAAGCGAAGACGGGATTGCAGCAATCAAACGCCGCGAAGGTTTTGCGCCAAAGCCAAAGAACGATAATGGGCATTTAATGTGGGGTTATGGCCATGATCAACGACCGGGCGAGCGCGTTCCCGTCTCTGTCGATCTCGTCGAAGCCGACAGCCTTTTGCGTGCGGATCTCGCGACCGATTATGAGCCGCATGTAAATCAGCTCGCACCGTGGGCGAATCAAAATCAGTTCGACGCTCTCGCATCTTTCGCCTACAACCTAGGAGTGACCGCCCTTGCAACAATGCTTCATCATGGAGCGGCCGCCGTACCCGTGCAAATTCTTGCATGGCACTATGAACACAAGAACAGACAGCTTGTTAGCAATGACGGGATTCTAGCTCGTCGGAAAGATGAGTTGAAGCAATATGAGCGGGCGTAAAACATCGCTATGGAGCGCAGAAGATGGCCGTGATAAGGGGAAGATGTTTCTCCTTACCGAAATGTCAGCAATGCAAGGTGAAGATTGGGCCATGAGAGCAATTCTTGCGCTCATGCAAGCAAACGTCGATCTTCCCGATGGCGCCTTGGAATTGGGTATGGCGGGGCTTGCAGAGATTGGTTTGAAGAAACTTGCACAAATCTCTCCGATCATCCTAAAAGGCTTGCTTTCGGAATTGATGGCACAAGTTCAATATGTTCCGGACCCAAGCAAGACGCATGTTCGCCGGCCGTTGTTGGACGATCCGGAAGATATCGAAGAGATCCAAACTCGCGTCAAGCTGAAATGGCAGGTACTCAAGCTGCACGTGGATTTTTCCGAAGCCGTCGAGCCCTTGATATCAAAGGTAAAAGGCGCGATGGCAAGCAAGGGGCGAGTTACAAGAATGTCCCAAAGATAATCGCAATTCTTGTAAGCCGAAGAATTGCAACGCTCCATGAATTGAGCACGGTTTACGGAGTTGAAGACGCGCATGACTTACTTGAGATCGTTTTAGTAGACGAAGCGAATAAACAATGGCAACAATCATAGATAGCTTGATAATCACGCTCGGACTCGACGCTTCGCAGATGGATGCGAAAAGTAAGAGCGCGGTTAAGCGTCTTCAGGATCTCGAAAAGCAATCGGAAGGAACTGAGAAGAGCGTCAAGAAGATTGGAGAGTCTTCTAAACGAACCGCGGGCGGCGTCGATACACTCACGAAAGCCGCCGCGGGCTTTCTTGCTGTATTGGGCGGTACGGCTGTGCTCAAGCATTTCGTTCTCGATAGCATTGCGTCGGGCGCAGCGCTCGATAGGCTCTCCCGCAATCTTGGTTTGAACGTCGAGACCATCTCCGCTTGGGGGAACGCTGTAGAGCAAATGGGGGGCTCTGCAAAGGGTCTCCAAGGAACAATGGATATGCTCTCGCGCGCGCAAACTGAATTGCGCGTGACGGGAACGACTTCGCTTATTCCATACTTTTCCGCGCTCGGCATTGCGCTTTCTGATGTCCACGGTAAAGCTCTCCCCGTGGATAACATTCTCCTTCAGCTTGCATCGCGGTTCGAACATATGGACCGCACGCAAGCAAACAACATTGGCCGCATGATTGGTATCGATCAAGATACGCTCAATCTTTTGCTGCAAGGCCGAAAGGAATTGGAACTTACTCTTGCCCGGCAAAAAGAATCGACCGTTCTAACCAAACGACAGGCAGAAGAAGATGCCAAGCTTCAAAAAACAATCGTCGGACTAAAGCAAGAGTTCGCAGCATTCGGCCGCGGTCTCTTGCAACAAGCATCTCCTGCTTTGGAAGGGCTATTGGGACTATTAAAAACTTTCGGAGATTGGGCTCAAGGCCATCAACAGTTCATAGGCGATTTTTTAAAGACAATGGCGGTAGGACTCGCAGCGATTGCTCTTTGGACAATTCCAATTGATTTAGCAGTGATTGCCATTTTAGCTTTAGCCATCGGAATTGCTCTTCTATGGGACGATTACCAGACTTGGAAAAAAGGTGGAAAAAGTTTCATCGATTGGGGAAAGTGGGAACCGGGAATTAAGAGCGCAATTAAGGGTATTAAAGAACTTCGAGATATTATCAAAGATACAATTGGATGGCTTGTTAAGTTACATGATGCAATTCCCGACTCATGGGCTCAAAAAGTGAAGGATTTGGGGGATGAAAGTAAAGCAAAATACGTAAAGGCTACAGGTGGCCCTCCGGGAGCAACGACTGTAAATGGAGAGAGTAAAGAAAGTCTTGCTGCCCGTGCACGAGTAATCGCAGAACAAGTATCAAAACAAACCGGGGTATCTGCGGATTTGATTTATGCTGCATTTGCGCATGAAACGGGAAATTTCACAAATCGCGGATCTCGCGAATTGAACAATCTTGCTGGGATCAATGTTCCGGGCGGTCATGGGCAAGACTATGAAAAGTTTGATTCTCTTCAGGCTTTCGGGAATCGTTATGCGCAGCTTCTAAAGACTCTATATCCGCAGGCTTTGGGTGCTAAGACTCCCGAAGATTTCGCAAAAGCTTTAAAGAATGGTGTCAACGGCCGCCAATATTATTCTGATTCAGAAAGTAACTATGTAAAGGGAATAAAAGATTTTCTTCCGACTCAATTACCGGCCGGCCGCATCGATATGTCTGTATTGGATGGCATCAAAGGTGCTTCTACTCCCGTGGCGAGTGCAGGCGGCTCTACGGGCGCAGGAAACACCGATAAGAGCGTTTCCTTGAAGGTCGATAATCTTCAAATCATCACACAAGCAACGGATGCAAAAGGTATCGCGGCCGGCATCGGAGATGCCTTGCAGGATTATCTGTTTACGAGTCAAGCGAACACGGGGCTTAATTAGATGCCATTGATCCCATTTCCAAATGTCCCGGCTTACCCGGGTGTTCCAGCGCTTCCTCGCACAGCTCTGGGGAATCCCATCATCTCGATTGGGATTGGATCTCTTGCAAGCATTCTCATTAACTCGCTCCAAGCTCAATCGCAGTGGGGGATTTACGATCAATCCGGAAACTTACTCGGCATAAATACGGCCGGATCGCTTTCTCTTGTATCAATTGTTTCAAATCAAATTACGGGCGGGGGAGATACTGTTCAATCGACGGTTAGCATCGATTACAACAAGGAAAACAAGATTAGCACCTTTCCCGTCGAGAAAGGGGGGTTTGCGACTTACAACAAAGTTCAGCTACCTGCCAACCCCGTGGTAACTCTTGCTCTAAGTGGAGACTTATCGCAGCGTACAGCGTTCCTTGCTGCAATTGAAGGAGCATGTAATTCTACGCAACTTTACGATGTCGTAACTCCGGAAGTTACTTATGCCAAGTATAGTTTGGAGCGCTATAGTTATCGTCGCTCCGCATCGCGCGGTGCAACTTTACTTATTGTCGAGATCTCTTTAGAAGAAGTCCGAACGATCTCCGCAGCATTCACACAAACAACTCCGATCCAAGCTCCGCAGGCTCCAGACGCCGCAACGCAAGTCAATAATGGCATCACACAAACGCAGGCTCCAGATCAATCCGTTCTTTCGGTAGGTATGCAAAAGTTGGGGATTTCAAACTAATGCTTCAGATACCCATCCAAGCCGTTCCCTCACAGCAGCTTCAAGTTGTCTTGGCGGGGCAGAACGTCCAGATTGCTATCTATTATAAGCAAGCGCAAGGGCTATTTGTGGATATCAATGTGAATGGTGTCGATATCATCACGGCAGTGATTGCAGAAGATGCGAATCCTCTTAATTCTCGGACTTATGAACCGTTTGTTGGTAACTTAGTCTTTCTTGATACGCAAGGGAACAATGATCCAGATTGGACTGGATTAGGTTCACGGTATCAACTCGTTTATTTGACGGCGGCCGAATATGACGAGCTTTGACAATCCGAAAAACCTGCTTTTTGTCATCACACTTGGAACCGGAACGTTCGGTTCGAGTAACAACAATCAAATCCAGCTTGAAGGATTTCGCGCGCGCGCGACAATTGAAAAAGCGGGCGGTCAAATGCTTGGAACTTTGCACGCACAGGTATACGGCGTAAAGCAAAGTGACATGAATAGTGTCACGACTCTTCAATTTCAAAACCAAGGCTTCTTGCGCAACACAATCGAAGTCTATGCAATCGACGGAACGCAGCGCACGCTTGTATTTACCGGAAACATGGTTAATGCGTGGGGCAATTATCACTCCATGCCGGATGTGTTTTTAGAGATTCAGGCGCAAAGCTTATGGGTCGCGAAGCTCGCCGCAACTCCGCCACTCAGTTTTAAAGGTTCGGTATCTGTACCGACTGTGATGCAACAAATCGCCGAAACGATGGGAATCAACTTCGAAAACAACGGAGTTAGTAAGTCGCTTCTTAATCCATATCTCCACGGTACGGCTGTAGAGCAAGCTAAAAATGTCGCGCAACAAGCTGGCATTGACATGTATATCGACAATGGAACTTTAGCGATTTGCCCGCAAGGTCAGCCGCGCGGCTCCTTGATTCCGGAGATCTCTCCAGATAGCGGGCTCCGTGGATATCCAACCTTTGACGGAGTTGGAGTCAATTTTCAAACCTTCTTTAATCCATCGATTACGTTCGGCGGAGCGGTCAAGCTGGTTACGAGCATTCCTCGTGCCGCGGGTCAATGGGTCGTTACGTCGATCAATCATGATCTCGCCGCACAGGAACCGGGCGGCCAATGGTTCTCTACGGTGCGCGGCAACGCGAGTGGATTGCTGGTAACGTCATGAGTAGTTCACAGGTTAGCCTCGGACCGACATTCCAGCAAAACGCCGTCTGGAGCCAATATAACCGTGTTTACTTTGCGATCTCGCAGGCTATCGCCAAGGTGCAAACCGCAACGCTCGTGCAAATTATGGCGGTCACAAATGCCGGCGAAGTCGAGCCGGTTGGCTTTGTGGATATCATGCCGCTCGTTAATCAAGTCGATGGGAACGGGAATCCGACTCCGCACGTCACAATTCACAACATTCCATATTTGCGTATCCAGGGCGGAGCAAACGCCGTAATTCTCGATCCGCAAGTGGGGGATATTGGCATTGCGGTTTTTACGAGTCGTGATATCAGCAAAGTGAAGAGTACCAAAGCTCAAGCCAATCCGGGGAGCGGCCGCATGTATGATTTTGCGGACGGGCTTTATTTGGGCGGAGTTTTAAACGGAACGCCGCAGCAATTTGTCCGTTTCAGCACGGCCGGAATCGAGATCAACTCTCCGACCAAAATTATTTTGACGGCTCCCGAAGTGGACATTAACGGACAAGTTCAAGTGTCGCAAGGAATAAATGCAACCGATGATATAATCGGAGCGGGAATAAGCCTACAAACGCACGTTCATACAAGCGAAGCTCCGGGGAGTCCGACAAGCGCGCCGATACCATGAAAACTCTTTTGCTCGATCAACTCGCATGGGATTTGGTACTCGATACATCGGGCAATATCGCCGTTGCATC